CACTCTCATTAGGTACGAATAATTCTGGTTCTCTTTCACCAGTAACATATGGAACACCCTTTTCAACGTCACCACCATTTACTCTACCTTCAATTTCAACTTCATTATTTTCAGATTCTAATTTATTACTCTGATTAGATTTAGGTTTTAGAAACACATTAAATATTTTTCTAATTGGGTCTGTAATTGCAGTTATAAAATTACCAATCTTCTCTGTTATAGAATTTATTTGCTCAAATCTTTTTTGAACTTCATCAAAAGCTGTTTTTATTTTACCAACTAAGGGCGGAAGTGCGTTTAATAACGTACCACCTGCAAGTATTATTGCAGCGTTCGTAACAGTATCTATTGGATTACCAAAAGTAGAACCGACTTTTTTTGAAAAACCTGAAAATGGAGATGACTTTTGAATATTTTCTGTCTTTGATTCTTTCTCTGCAATTTTAGACAATTGCAACGAGTTATTATTCAATCTTTTTTTAGTAATTTTGATACTAGATAATTTTTTAGTATTATCAACTAATATACTTTTAATATTAGTAACTGTAATTTTAAGTTTTTTTATACTTTTAGCAGTCATTATTCATCCTCCAACATTATACCATGAATTTTTGGTGTAAGTGTCATATTTTCATTGGATACATCCGTTGATGAGACGTAAGGAACTTCTGTTGCGTCTGTATTAAATAAATTATCTTTTTTAGCACCTGCTTTGACTAATTGCTCATTTAGATCTTGAAATATAAATTTGGTATCTTCTTCAAACTCTTCCGCTATTAATTTTCTATTTTCAAATTGATATCCAGATGCTAATGCACCTACGGTTAACGGAATAGATGCTGCAGATCCTTTGCCAGGTATGAAACTTGTTGCAGCACTGGCAAAGAAGAGATCAGCAGTTCGATAGTCACCTTTAGATAAAGCTTCAAGACCAGCATATCCATCAACAACCGCACCAAGTATAGGGAAGGAACCTGCAAAAATTCTTTTAGCAGTTACTTTAGGAACTTGTTTTTTAACTATATTTTTTGTTACCTGTTCACCTAGTTCTAATGATAATTGTTTTCCAAATTTTTCACCACCTTCGGATACTACTTTTTTAGTTGTTTTACGATTAAATAATCTACTCAAAATATTCTTTGATGGTTTCTTACTTTTATTAAATATTAAATCTTTTGCTATTTTTGATCTTATGAATGCTCTTGGAAGTCCTCTCTTAAGAATCTTAGGAAGAGAAAGACCTAATCTACCCAAACCAAATAATGTAAGTCCACCACCAACTATGGTCTTACCAAGACTAAAACCAGCATATGTTCCAGCAGCAATCGCTGCTATTTTTAAACCATTAACTACTCTATCTTGCTGTGCCTGAGTTAAATTCGTCCACCATTTAACTGCAGCATTACCAGCGATACCAGCACCTAATATTAAAGAAGCAGACAATAACTTATCAAGGATTCCCTTAAGAGGACTAATTGCAGTAGATGCAATAGATCCAATAAATGATCCTTCCTTATTAATCTTTTTAGTTTTTTCTAATTTTTGTTCTGCAAGATTTTTTCTCTGTGCATCAAGTTGACTTTTTAGTAATTTATTTTCATCTTTACCTTCATTTATTCTATTTGCAAAATCTGTCGTAAGTACGTTTCCAATACTTTGAAGTGTAGAGTTAATTTTAATTATATCATCTTCTTTCCCACCAAAAGGTTTTTGTGCTTTTAACACATTTTTTAAGAGAGTTATCTTTCTTTCGTTTGTGGCAACTCTCTGTTCTAAATCACCCGATCCATCTAACTGAAATAATTTATTATTATCTAAACTACCACGAACAATAGTAGAACTTTTGCCAGAAATTGCAGCACTACCTCCTCCACCATCACCAAAAATGGTTTTCATGTTCGACACATTCATTTTTGGTCCACCAGTCATGGAAGACATTTTGTTTTTAAAATTTTGATATACTGGAGATGACTCATCCATTTTTTTGCTGCTGTTTTAAGTTTTCCTCTTCAATGTACTGAGTAAGTAAAGTAACATAAACTTCTCTTTCCCATGGCATCATATTCTCAATGTCTGTTAGAGAATATTTATGATGTTGAATCAACGCAAAATTAGTCCTATAGTATGACTCAAGGTTGGTATGAGCCATACTTAAGTGAAAAAACTCGCTAATCCCTCCAATACGACTTCTGATTCTACATCAGTTTTTGGATTTGTGACTTTAACTTTGTGAGAAAGTTTAGGCATTGTCTCAAAAAACTTTTCAATTAACTTAAATTGTTTACTGTTAAGTTGCTCAACAAACTCTTCTAACTCTTTCTCTGATGAATCTGACGCATCCCAACTCTCTTCCTCATCGTAAATCATATCAATGCAAGATACAATCATGCTCATAGATTTATTTACTTCACTATTATTTTCAGTCAAATCAAAATTAGATTCGATGAATTGATTAAAAGATGGATATTTAAGTTTCATAGAATACTTATCGTCCAACTTAATTATATTCTTATGATTTTTAGTTTTTTGAACTTTAATACTGTCAATATTAATCTGCATTTCTACAGATGTCTTTCCATCGTCTGGGCAAGTTATGTTAACGTCAACAGTCTCACCAACAGATTTTGAACGAACATTTAAGAATAAGTATTCAATATCAAAAGTTGCTAACTTGGTAATATCTACATTTTTAGTAAGAATACACTCTGATAGTATGTCAATAACAGCTGATGTTATTTGATTAGTATCTTCACTTTCTAAAGCAAGAATAAGAATTTTTTCCTCTCTAACTAAAAAAGGACGATATTTAATTTTTTTCCCAGTAGAAGGAATAACTAATTCATAAGTCGGTGTATTAATTTTTGGTAATGGCATAATGTTTTCACACTTCAGTAAATTTATTTATAGAGGTAATTTTAACTTCTTGTTACAATGTATCTATCATAGTTGAAAGTAACTGTAATTTTTAACAACTCAGCTGCTCCATAAGTGACAGGCATTGATGTAATTGATTTTGGAAAGGCATTTACAAATTCATAGAGTAAAGTGCTTTCAATGTTTTTTTCAAACTTTGTTATAGTCATTGTATCACATTTATAGTCATTTGGGTACTTAAATCTTCTATAGAAACCTCTATCACCTAATCCAACACCATCATTATCTGCTCCACTTGCAATATAATCCATCCAACCTTCGAATATACGAAGTAAAGTATAGTCTTGATCCACATAAAAAGTGAAATCAATATCAGTATATAACCGTGTATGAGCAAACTCTTGTGGAATACCCATGAAATTATCCTTAACTTCAGCTGTCGCAAAAGCACTTCCTGGTAAAGATGCATCAGAACAAAGTATTCCTACATCCCTAGATAAAAAATTCTTTGCATTATCAATACCAATTAATTCAAGATAATCAGTTATTGTCTTTTTCAATATAGAAAAATGAACTTGATATTGATTTGTTATAGACAGTTTGCCAAGTTTCTCCTTGACATCCTGCATTGTTATTCTTTGTACTAACCCTGCCACTCTAAATACCTTATATGAGTCTTTTATTATTTCTATTTAGATGACTTACAAAGGAAAATTCAGACCAAGGGTTCCAAAGAAGTATCGTGGCGATTATACGAACATAATATATCGCTCTTCATGGGAACTTAAATTCATGAAATACTGTGATACAAACAAAAATATTTTAGAGTGGGGAAGTGAAGAATTCTTTATTCCTTACATGTCTCCTATTGATAATCGTGTTCATAGATACTTCCCAGATTTTTACATCAAAGTTAAAGAAAGCACTGGGCAAATTAAAAAATATGTGATTGAGATTAAACCAAAGAAACAGTGCATTGAACCAAAAGTGCAGAAAAGAAAAACAAAAGCATATATCCGTGAAGTATGTGAGTACGCAAAGAATCAAGCAAAATGGGAAGCAGCGACAGAATATTGTAAAGATCGCAGACTAGAGTTCAAAGTGTTAACTGAAAGTGAATTAGGTATAAGATAATGGACAGAATTGCA